GCTACCACCTACTACGTCATCAGCTACACGGCATCCACTGGCGCGATGCAAGTATCTGCCACTGAGGGTGGAGCGGCTGTAGACCTTACCGATGTTGGAACAGCAACGTCCCCCAATAAATTTCAGGTTGCCTATGACGCTTTTGTTGTAGTGGGCCAAGTGCGTGAATGGTCGTTTGAAATGACCCGCGCTGAAATTGATGTGACCACTATCGGTCAGGGCAACCAGCAGTACGTTCCATTCAGGACATTTATTGCTGGTTTTGGCGAAGGCTCAGGTTCTGCGACGTTCTATTTTACCAACGAGGACGCAAATATGGGCAACCGTGTTATCGAGGACGTTCTACAGCGCCAACAAACAGGTGCAGCTTTCAAGCTGTATATCGACCGTGTGTTTACGGGCGGTGTTGTTGACGACACGCTGAGCCGTTCAGTAGCGTTCGACGCAATTCTTACTTCGGCTAGTTTGGCCGTCAACCCTGATGACGCCCAATCCGTGTCAGTAAACTTCCGTCCAGCAGTGGCACCTGTATTTGACTTCAGCGTTACCGCGTAACTTAATTGAACTTAAGTAGTCAACAGACCCCGGTCTCCGGGGTTTTTTAATGCGCTACGCTATAGTTAATTTATAGTCAAGCACACGTCATGCCCGCTGGATCTACACGCGCCATTGATCGGTTGCGTAAAGCAGCAAATCTCCAGCCAAGCAAGCGCAAAGTTGAGCTGTCTGACGGCACCACATTCGAGATGTGGATCAGCCCGCTAACCATGGCTGAACGTGAACGCGCCCAAAAGCAGGCCAAGTCTGACGACGCTGGAGCGTTCGCACTGCAGCTATTGATTGGCAAAGCACAGGACGAAAACGGCGCGAAGCTTTTCTCTGCTGGTGAAACCGATATTTTAAAAAACGAAGTCAAGGACAGCGATCTGCAGTCTTTGATGTTGGCTATTCTCACTGACGAAGACGAAGAGCTTATGGACCCAAAATCCTAGTTGCGGAACTTCGCAAAGACAACTGGCTCATGCTTCAATTTGGTGTTGCCAAGGAACTGGGCATGAGTTTGACTGAAGTCCGCACCACGATGACACCAGAGGAGCTAATTGGCTGGAGCGCCTATTTCCAGATCCTTAATGAGGACCAGGAAAAACAAATGGAAAAAGCCCGCCGCCGAAGGTAGACTATTCTGCGCCTAGAATAGAAAGCGACGTACCAGCTGTGGATCGTGGCATACAGAGCTGAAATTGAAATAGGCGTAAAAGGTGTAGAAGCACTTACCAAGCTTCAAAAAAGGCTTGAAGGAACCAACTTTAAGATTGATGAAATTAATAAAAAGCAATCGACCACTTTTGGTGGTCTGGCCCAAAGCATACAGAATTATGCACAGCAGTTAAATTTAGCTGAGAAAGCTTTAAGTAAAGTCGCGGCAGCTACTCCGCAGGAAACTAGGGCAGTAAATAACTACGTCACTGCTCTAGGTAATGCCAACGCAGCTAGAGAAAGACAGAACAGACTTATTAAGCAAGAAATTGCAAATCGTACAGGTGCCACAGCAGCCCTTAAAGCTTATAACGCCGCAGCGGCTGCCCCCACGCAAAGGGGGGCCGCCACCACAATGTCAGGCGCGTATATGCGGGGCGCGTTTAGGGGCGGTTCGCAGTATCCAGGCCCTATAGGCCCAGGTGCAGCTAGCGCAGCTAGGCTTAGTAGCAACCTAGAGCAAGGGCGTTTATCCCAGCGGGCAAAAGGATTAAATCAATACGAAAGACCTATTTTCCCGCAACCAGACATAAATAGAGAGATAGCAAGACGCAGTAAACTCAGATCCATAGCAAGAGCTACCGCAAAAATTGAGCAACAAAGAAGTAAGCGTTTAGCCGGGCAAAACAGTTTAACTAGCGGTCTACTTCGCTTAAATAATGCTGTCTTAAACGCAGCTAGAAGCGAAGCGCAAGCGCGTGGCGAAAGCGTAGCAAAACAACGCGCACTAAACAGGGAGTTAGCCAAATCCCAGCAGTATTCAAGACCTATAGGACCACAACCGCAGCGAGCTGCCGCAGTAAGAGGCCGAGCGGGTGCTGGTCAGTTAGCAGGAAGACTAGGCGCAGCAGCAGCGGCAGCTGCTGCTATTCGCGGTGTAGCTAACTTAGCTAATGCGTCTGCAAGAACTTCTGCTGAGTTGAGCAAACTTGGTATTGCTCTTGAAGGTGTATTGGGTAAAAACGCCGCAGAAGGTTTTAAAGCGATTGACCGGGCTGCGCGAGATTTTAACCAGCCAATCGTAGACGCTACAAGAAACTTCACTCAATTAAGCGCTGCTGCAGTAACCAACGGCAACAGTATTAAACAGACAGAAACTTTATACCGTGCTTTATCCGCTGCAACTAAAGCCACAGGTGGTGACGCACAAGACCTTAACGGTGTACTACGAGCGGCAACCCAGGTTATTTCAAAGGGGGTTGTAAGGTCCGAAGAACTTAGAGGTCAGATCGGCGACCGCCTTCCTGGTGCGTTCCAACTGTTTGCCCAGGCCACAAACCGTTCTGCGGAAGAGCTGCAAAAAGCCTTAGAGCAAGGCGAAGTTAGCGCAGACGAGTTTGTAACCACATTCGCAGACTTCATTCTCAATAAGTATGAGCCTGCGGCCAAAAAGATCGGCGATTCCCCAGCAGAGGCCGGTGCTCGTCTAACCAAAGCATTAGAAGACGCCAACCGTGCGGCAGGCCCCCTGCTTGCTGCTATCGGGGCGAAATTCCAGAATTTTGCTACAAATGTAATTAAATTTTTAACGCCTTTAGCAAGTTATCTTACCGACTTATTTAATTTTACGCCTGCGACAACAGCTGGGTATAAAAAGATAGGCGCAGACCTTGTCACTGTTAGCAACAAACTTACTGACGCGCAAAAAAGACTCGACGAAGCCACTGATACTACAGCAAAAAACAGTCTAAAACTGCTTGTAGATGAGTTAAAGAGTAAACGGCAAAAGTTAGCTAGTGAATTCAGTCGTATTGCGTTAGCTCTACCCTCAAGAACAACAGAACCCCCCGTACTAAAGAAAACAACCACAGACGAGGACTTAAAAGGCGCACCAAGAGCCCCAAGACTGCCTACATCAGAAGGTTTCCAACTGCAGCAACAAATAAGTCAAGAATTACTAAAACAGTTTGATATAAAAACAAAATACATGCAGATTAATATGTCCGAGTTGGAGGCTCTGGACTTTCAAAATACTCGTTTACGTGAACGTTTGCAGCGGGAGGAAAACTTACTTGAGTTCCAGCGCCAGCAAGCCCTAGCCACCAGTAAGTACGCTGCAGACGCAGAGCTAATTAACAAGCTTTTCGACACTCGTTTAGTAACACTTAGAGGCCAAACTGAAGCGCAAATACAGCAAAATGCGGCTATCAAAGAGCAACTTGCAATACAGGAAAAAATTACGGAATTAAAACGACAAGAAGAACTTGAAGGTCTTGAGCGTGGTTTAAGGCGTGATATTGCTGACGTGGAACGTAGGACGGCTTCACCATTTGGTGGTGACGAAGCAGAACGCGCTGACTTGCTTATTAAGCAAACACGGCGGTACGAAGATGTAATCAACGGACTAACTGCATTAATTAAAGAACAAGAGGAACTTGAAACATCAAAATATAAGAAAGTACGCGAAGCTGCTACAAAAGAAATTGCGCAGTTAAAGCAAAAAATAGCTTTAAACGAGATACTACTTCCCGTACTAGACCAAGTAGAACAGGCGGAATTGCGTCAGAACCAGCTAATGGAGAAATACGGTTTTATTGCAAACGAAGCCGCTACTGCAATGTCATCTGCTGTGCAGTCCATTGTTACAGGTACTGGTTCGGTAGAGCAAGCCTTTAGCGATATGTTCGCCAATATCGGAAAAGCCTTTATTGATATGGCGACTCAGATGATTGCCCAGGCGTTGGTCATGAAGGCGCTAGGAATACTTAATAGCGCCTTTGGTGGTGGCGCCAGCGATGGTGATGGTGGCAATATTTTTACGGACATACTTTCAAGAGGAGGTCTTCGCGCAAACGGCGGCCCAGTCAGCGCAAACACGCCTTATGTTGTCGGAGAAAAAGGGCCGGAGCTNTTCNTTCCGGGGGCTTCTGGCTCGATCACCGACAATCAGCAGTTTGAGGCAGCACGCGCCTCAATGTCGTTCTATGGCGGCGGTAGTGGTACGCCTGCCTATAGTCCTAATATCCAGGCCACAACAATGCCGGACGGTATGCAGTATGTCACCGTGGAACAGATGAACTCAACGGTTAAGGCAGGCATGAAGGTAGCTGCGAACCAAGGCGCGGCAGGCGGTAACGCATTAACAATGAACAAGCTTAGAAATTCACGCTCACAGCGTTCCAAAATTGGATTAGGCCGATGAGTTACACGTGCATAACAACATTTATCACCGTTGGTGACTCAAAGTACCAAAACAGTACTATTGGGCAAACAATTGATGGGCACCAGTACCTTAGTTTTATTTATCAGGGTGGGGCAAAGAACAGGTCAGGTGACAACATTGAAGCTGCAATAGTTTTGTCCGCAAACTTAATAAGCATGAATGCAGCCAGGGCCGCAGTAGTCGAAAAGCAAAAAGTTAAAGTAGAAACTTTTGTTATGAATAGCACTTTTACTAGCAAGCAAAGAAAGCTAACACAAGAAAACTGGATAGCTGCCAGTATGTCGTATGACACTGAAACTATAGAAGTGTTGTTGAGCAGCGCGATTGATGCAGTAGGGGCCAGCACTCCAAACCGTGTGCTCACACGCCTTCAAGTTGGTGAATTACCTGTGACAGGCTCAGTTAATAACCGTTGAACCCTTATCAGCTACTTGGACGCCCCTACAGGCTGGGCGGCGACTTTAACAGACATGAAGGCGGTGACTGCTTGTCGTTGGCTC